ACATTCCCTGACGAATGCTTCTGCCTTGTCACGAACAGGCTGTACAAGGTCAATCAGTTTCCGGCTGGACATTATTTATCCATCTTTCTGTCGATCTTGTCTTCTATCTTGTCGAGCTTGGCAAACAGCGCCCGGATGTTATCCTGGAATTCGCTCTTCGCCACGTAGTCCCCGGTAACAAGAATTTCAATGGAATTTACCTTCTCTGAAAGAATCTGGTCGGCGTGTTGCAAATCCTTCACCGCTTCCCAAACTGCCTTCATGAGGAATCCTATCAGTCCGCCAAAGCCAGCCACCAACCAGTTTATTAAATCTTGTCCCATTAAAAATCCTTTGTTGTCCGATTATACTTCGCGGAAATGTAACTCTCGAAACAGTGCCGCTCGTCGCCGAATTTAGAAAACATCCAGTCGATAACCGGGCGGGACAGCTTGCCGACAAGCCGTCCTTTTTGCTCCATGCGATACGCCGCGCTGGAGATGGTGTCGAATTCCGATCCATAGCCAAGCGTCATGACCTGATAGGCCAGCTTGTCGAGCGCAATCAGGACTTTAAGGATTCGGTCACGCATAAGAATAAATTGGGAATGCAAGAACCACAATCAGCGCAGCCCATCCCAATAACTGAATTAACCAGAAGAACAGGAACACAGGATCAATCCAGCCATTAGACTTTGGCGGATTAGCGTGCGCCTTACCTACATGGTAAGCAACATCGCCGATGAACAACGGCTCAAGGTGCAGCCCTGCTGATTTATCTTCAGGCGAAAAGTGTTCCACGGGTAAATCCTCCGGCAATTTCTCAGCCCACATTGAATGCAGGTATGGCCCCGCATGGGAGCGTTGCAGGATCAGTACCCCGCCCCTGCGAATCGTGCGCCAGACGGCGAAAATCAGGCAATTACTTCTCATCGTATCGCCGCCATGCGGAAAAACCCGCCGAGCATATGCAGCGTTGGCAGAAACACATACTCGATCATCGCCCACCACATCAAGCCCGTGGCAACGATGATAATCAGCCATGTAAAAATGATCTCCCAGCCGGTGGCGCGGTCGTCAGTGCGGGCCATAGTCAAACCCCTTTGCCTGACCGTAATTCGGCCCTGTCACGCCAGATGCACTGGATACATCGTTCTGGATGCGCAGCGGAAGCCCTAAACGGCCGTTGAGTTTGTAGCCAATACCTGCTTGCAAATATGATCGTGGCTTGCCGTGAATGACCGGGCCGATTTCTGCCCAGCGCACCGAGAAAAAGATGCCCGGAAGAAACCAGACAAACGTCAGCCGAAGGAAAAAAACCGCATTAAAGAACAGGCTCTGCTGGCCGGTAATTCGTGGCATGAAGCACCACTTACCATTCTCCTTGAACAGCCACGCGATGCCGATTGATTTGACATACTTATCGTCAATGGCAGTGGCATTGCCCAGCCAGTAGAGCCAGAAAGGCTCGCCGGGGTGTTGGGATTCGGTGATTTTCATGTCAGTTCCCGATTGCCATCCAGTGAACCGTGCTGACACCCGCTGTTCCGGAAACGTTGGCTGAAAATCCCGATGTTGTCGGCGAGGTTAAATAGCTTGTGTTGTTGCTGCTTGAGGGATTGACCACGCTCACGGTAATTGAGTAAACATTTGTGGGGAATGTCAATGAGAAAGTGACGGCAAGAGGTGTCCCTGTCGTGACAGTGGAGGTGCCCCATTGCAGGATCAATCCATCGCCCATTTTCGTGTAGCCGCTTGCCGCGATGGATTTTCCGAGGGACAACACAGACAACACCACCCAGTCCGTTCCATCGTATTCAACATCGCTGACCCAGCCAGAGGGCACTTGTGTCGACGTAATGGCTTGTTTTGTTCCAGTCGAATCCTTGTATTTGAGGTTCTTTGCCGTGAGTCCTGAAACAGCCAAAGTCGGTGTGGCTCCCGCTGCCGCATTAAAAGTAACGCGAAACCGCTGATTAGTGGCAAGCGCAGTAATCGCTGGTATCGGCGTGAGCGTGTAGGCGGTAGATGTTCCGCCGGTGGTGAAGGCCGTCACTGCCTGCACTTGTAGGTCGGTGGCGCGTACTAAATTATTTGCCAATGTAGGCGCACTGGTGGCATTCGTGGCATTCGTAGCATTCGTAGCATTCGTAGCGTTCGTAGCGTTCGTAGCGTTCGTGGCATTCGTGGCATTCGTAGCATTGCCCGCAGTAAGCCCAGCAGCAATCCCAGTCAGGTTAGTAGCTACACCTGATGATGGCGTACCAAGTGCGCCGTTAACATCTACCTTAGTAGCAACAGCCGTAGCAATCGCATCAAATTCAGCACCTAGTCCAGTGCCGGTGACAACTTTGCTTGGGTTACCATGCAATAGCCCATCTTTAGCAGCAAAATCAGTGATTTTTGTATAGTTGCTCATCTCAATTTCCCATCTTTGGTGAATAAGTCAATCTTCTGAATTGAAAAACTATATCCAGATATTTCAACTTCCAATCCGAATTGCAGAACTTTCCCTGATTTTGTCCCATTGACTGATACAGTGCTTATGTCCGTACCACCTGAGTACTCATCAATTCCGTATTCAGCAATGCCATACTCTGCAACAGTAAATCCACTTTGAATTGTTGTCGATTGAGAGCTATAAACGCTTGAAAAATCATAAGCCCATTTTACAATAATTGGCTGCGATGTAAGGCCAATCAGTGTGAGTACGATTTTCTTGAGGATGGATGCTTGAATAGGATTGCCAAAGTCAATCCATGTCGTAAAGTACGATAGTCGATAAGTTGCTGCGTTGTCTAAATAGTTAGAATACTTTGCCAGATTGCCCGGCTCTCCAAGATACAACGTTCCACTTTTCGAGTCGCAAAATGCCTTTGGATTGATACTAGTCCATATGGTTGCTCTTGATGAACCATCCTGCAATGGATATCGCATATCGAAGCAATAAGTAATGCTGGAAGCGGGGAAAGTAAGTAAATAAAACTGATTGCTTCTAGAATAAACAGATTTGACATTATCCAGCGTATCGAATTTCGAATAGGCGATAACATCATCATTGACGTTCTTGCTTATGTTCCGAATTGGCGATGATTTCTCCTGAATCGTCCTCATCAATGACCTTACGCCATCATTCGACAAGAAAATAACATCCTCTCCGGTATTCTGTATTGAATCTCGCGCAATGCACCCAATGCCATTGATGCTATCGCTCAATGCCATTGTCGATGGTGTTGTAGCACCAGAATAAATAAGTATCTGCTTGCGCCCAAAGATAATCAGAAAGTTGTTGTGTGCTGCCAGCGAGACAATCTCATCACCACCAGCAGGCCATACCCCCAGCAGGTTCAAACTGCCAGATGAACCACCCGTCCATACTTGCGGTGTAATAACATCGCTCCACTTAACCGTATTCTTATCGGTAGTCGTATCGGCAACCCATATTCGCCCATAGGCACTTAGCCCTGCATTTGCCTGTGGAATTGTCCCTGTATAACTTGCATGCTCCGACATTCTCCTGAATGTTGTTGTGGAAACAGCAGGGTTATATATCAGTGGATCATAGCCACGCTGGAAGAAAATCCCAATCCCGTTTAGCTGTGTAAATGTCCAGTTGTTAGCAGAGATTGTCGGCGCGACTCCACCACCGCCATAAGTCAGTGTGGTTAGCGTAGCGCCAGATAACTTGAACAGAAACCCATTGCCAGCAGCAAGGATGGTTGTTGTTCCGTCATTCTCGATTAACTCGCCAATGCAGGTAATGCTCGCAGTACCTAAATCGGTATTCGCGCTATGAATTGTTGCCCATCCATTGCGAGCACCAACACGCCCTGCTTTGTCGATAATACAATTCGTTGCATCAAGGGCGAAGTTGGGCGACAGGTCAACAGGTGCATCCTGCTTGTTCAGCCCCATGAACCCAGGGGCTAATATTGAGAATGGCGTTATCGACTGCGCCATTAAACTGCTACCCAAACATCGTTTTCAACAAACCGAGATGCCTCAAGTGCAATCTGATCTGCAAGTATCCCCTTGTAAAGCCCATAGGCTTCCGAGCTTGATAATCCACCATCCTCGCCGCGCTCTACCAATGCGCGGGCATACGCGCCCATCTCGATAGCTTCACTCGGCAGGATAAGAATATCGTCATCATTTACTAATGCAGCTTGCTGAACATACAGATTAAACTTCAACGAGTATGCCCCATTGGGCGTAGGGAATAGCTCTATTTTGCTATCCGTACCATCATTCACGTTCCATGCGTAATAAGCTGGAGGCGCATTGCTCACCGTTGCCAACTGCTGTTGATCAAATATCCACTGGATCGGGACGTTATTTATTTCAGCCCTATTGGTTATATCGTTAGCCGATAGATGTTTTGGCTTCAATCCTGAACCTGCAAGAATATAAGTAGATACGCCATCAGTTGTTGTCAATGGGAGCGTTTTAGACATGGCATCCCACTTCCATGCATCTTCTACCTGTCGCTTGGCATCATTCACAAACTTGCCAATGAGGGTGGAATAGGATGTAGACGAGACCGAAGTGACCTGCGATTCCCGCAGCCGGATAAGGACATTGTTGACAAGTTCTAAAAAAGTCATTGTTCTTGCTCCTGCGTTGTTGTTTCGTCCATGCCCTTGTAAGACCTGACCGCGCCTGACTTAACGTCTTGCATCAGCATGTCAGTGAAATTCAACCCTGCTCTCTTGCCGTAGGCTTCTACGTCCTTCGCCATCTTTTGAAGGTCGATCTGCTCAACCCTTGGCTGAACCGCTTTGAACAATAATGCAGCCTCCTTTGGGTCAAGCAGGATGCGCTTCATATCTTTATCGACAGATTCATTAACCCTGCGATTAAGGAACTTGCTCATCAGGGAAGTGAAAGCGTAAAAGTTGCTCATTACAGGATTCGTAATGCGGGAAATAATCATCTCAGGAGGCGCACCAACAAGTTCCTCAATCCTGCTTTTTGGAATTGAACTCAAGTTTGCCGAAACCGCACTAGGGTCATGCGTAATCCGATCAGCAATCACGGATAGTTGCCGCACCTTGTCGGCGTAAGTAGGGCCAAAGACACGATTGAACGCACGAGCCTTAGTTCTATCATTCAGCAATTCGATAGGCTTGCCACTAGAAAGCAAATCGTCAAGCATGAAAGAGCGGATTGCCTTCAGGTTGTCTGGGTTCGCCCCATGCTGCTTCATAAACTTCTCAGTGAAATCTGCTGAACCGTATATGCTATTTACGATGGACTGTGCATTTTTGCCTTCAAGTTTGAGAATTCTAGCTTCTGCGGCCTTCACAAACTTGTCGCCTAGTGCCGACTTTTGATTCATCAACTCCTTAACGTCACTAGATGCCTTCACAACTCTATCCCGTACATCGGGAATCATCGATAGCGCATCATTCTTGTTCTTAAGCCAAGCATTCACCCTGGCAGGATTGAGTACGCCATCCTTGACGGCAAAATTGGTCAGGTCGCTAATGAACGCCTGCTCTGCCAACTTCTTGCCGTTTTCTCCGGTTGCATCAACAAACTGAGTTAGGGTTGACTTGTTCTTTGTTAGCAAAGGAACTACGTTCTCGTCAAACTTTGCACGACCGATCATGTTGATTGTTTCTTCGTTGAACGGAAGCCCAACCTTTTGAAGATAGGTTTGATCTGCCAGGCGATACGCCGACACGAAATCGTTATCCAGCGTAGAAATGTGCTGGTTCACCTTCGATTTCAGTTCAGTCAATAGGCGGATTTCTGAATCTGTCTTGGTCTTGCGGAGTTGTGCGTTGACCTCACGTTTGAGCGAATCCAAGTCTTCAACCGTAGCACCCTTGAACGCTTCCCCAGTCTGCGAACCAATCGGCCTTCCAGACGCATCTACAAGATTTGCCCCCTCAACTGTCTGCGGCTTGAACCGTGAAACAATCTTCCCGTAGATTGATGGGAATGTTTTGAAAATGTCGTTTGCCTTCTCTCCGGCGACGAACTGGTAGATGTCACCTACAGACTCGCTTGGAAGATCAACACCCTTCTGCTTTGCAACATCGAAAGCGTTTTTGTAAAGCGGGGCTACGCTTGTTCTTGCAGCGGCTTCTGCATCATCAGTGACTTTGACGACTTGCGCCCCGAAAGCAGCAGTATCCACTGTTTTAAGATCGCTGCTTGCTTGCGTGATCCTGCGGTCAAGTGATGCCTTCTTGCGACCTACTGCGCCGGTTACATCAACGTCCTTGACGCTTGCTGCAAGTGCCTCGTCTGCGGCGGAAGGCTTGCCAAACATCTTATTAGAGCGACTACGCAATGCGTTCTTTGCCGCTTGGAAACTTGAGTAATACGCTTCACGGAAAGTAGGGTCTTTTGCCGCCAGTTGAGCGATGTACTGGTTGATAACCGCATTGTCTTGAAGCATGGAACTAAGTGGCAACTTCACGCCGGTAGATGCTTGAGCAGCAGCGGCTTCCTCAAGGACTTTGACGAAGTTTGGATCAGATGAGGCAGCGGCGACAAACACGTTCTCAATGTGCCTGCCTGCCTCTCTTGCAATCTGGTCATCATGCGCGACACCTGACAACCGTTGATAGATTTGCCTAACCTTCGGAGCAAGCGCAATACCAGCATCTGTTGCCATCGCAGCAGTCCGTGGAACAGAACCTGCGACTACGGCACCAGCCATACCACCAGTTAAAGCGCCGCCGACTCGACCAACCATTGCGCCAGTGTCTCCACCAATCTTGCGCCCTGCGTACTCACCAGCAGTGCCACCGGCTTCAGCACCACCACCAGCAAATAGGTTCTCAATAACACGACCGACAGGCTTTAGATACGGAGACATCATCCCGATGGCCTTGCTACCTGGAAGCAAGTAGCTTGTCGGATCAGCAGCAGCCTCTACGCCAGTAGCAATAATCTTCTCGCCAATACCATCAGGCTTTGCGCCAGTCCCACCAAGCATTCCAATGATTGCTCGCTCGGATTCATGGGCGTATCGTCGCGCTCCGGTTTGACCTGTTCCAGTGAGTGCCCCCTTGAATGCACCATAGACCTTTGAGGGGAAGTTTGCCACACCTTTGCGCGCCGCTTCGACAATGTAGCTACCTGTTGCCGTATCGCCAGCACCGACTTTTTGATCTCTCATTGATTGAGCAATCTCAGCAAGACGAGCGGCATCTTCCGTTGCACCATCAGCATCGGCGTTACGGAGAGCCTGCATAACTTCTTCGTAGGTAGCGGCCATTATCTAGGCTTTTTCTTCAAGTGCTTCTGAATCAGAGCATCGTCGCTCGATGCAGAGTTATTCGATTTATCATCAAACTCAGGAAACGTCAGCAGCGTATCGAGTTGATCCTTTTTGATTCCAGACATTTCGCCTACCTTTTTCATTCTGTTAAGTGCCGTCTGTCCCTTGTTTGCAGCAACATTCTTTGCAATCTCCAACGTCTTCAGCATCTTCTTCTGCGTGTCAGCGCTAGGCGTTCCAGTGAATAGCGTTGACGTTGCATCCACAATCCCGCCAATCATTGAAGGGTCTGCACCGGCAGCAACAACTTCAGCCCGCGAGATAGTTCCATCACTGAATGCCCTTGCCAACTGTTGTTTCGCCGCATTGAAAGACGAGTAATTCCCGGTCTTCATTGAATTCTTCAAAGCAGCCGTTGCCATGTCAGCAGCAGTCACAGTATCAAGGTGAGGCTTGATAGTCCCTTGAACAGACTGCTCAAACTTTGGAATATCAATGGCGTTTTTTTCTCCCGGCATGACTACGGTTGTCCCGCCACCTTTTCTTGACCCCTCGTCTTTTGCGGATATACGCTTACGCATTTCAGCAATAAATTCAGGACTTCCTTCAACGTATCCAGCATCAATTAACTCACGGCCTATTTGGCTAATCTTACCTTCTGGCGTCTGAGCAACAAGATCAGAAGGATTCTTGCTCAGCATATATTCCTTCAATGACTCTTGTGTGTAGTCTTTTGGGTTGATCTTAGCAAACGGACTAGCCTCTGCTTTAGCCTTATGAAGTGCGGCCTGTGCTTGCGCATTCTCCAATTCAATCTTTGCTTGCTCTTCTTCCTGCTTCCTCGCCAGCATAATCAGCTTCAATGCCGTCGCCTGATCACCAGCCGCAGCAAACTGAGCAGCCTTAGCCTTGAGTCCGGCAGCAGTCGTCATGTCGCCACCGGAACCCATGATTGCTTGCTGCTGTTGTGCCTCTTGCTCCATAGGATCAACCATGCCCATCATTCCGGCAATACCACGGGTAAGTCCTGCCGCGC